TGCGTAGATGACGTTGTCCGAAATCATCTGGCGAATCAGGCCAGAGTTGACCGCCAGCCAGCGCATCTTGCGCGTCAGCTCTTGGCGGTCGAAGACCGTCATGACCTTCTTCTGGTCAGCAGGCCAAGGGGTGTTGACCCATTGACGCTTGTTGGAATACTTCGCTCCTTCGAACTGCGAGAAGATGCCAGAGCCGCCCCCACCGAAGCCATCGGCCCGGGTCTTCAGTCCCTTGCGACGGGCATAAGCCTGAACGTCGCGGACAGCTTGCTCGACTTGTTTCTTGGTCAGTTTCTTGGGCATGGCAGATTAGAGTCCACGGAAGTTCCAGAGTCCATTGTAAACACGCACTCGGTCAATTGAGCCGTACTGAGCCGGGTCTTTGATTTGAAGCGCATAGCGGCATTCAATCAAGGTAGTCTGGATGTCCATGGGGAAAGACTTGCTGACCGAAGTGCCGGAATCCGTGTAGCTCATCATGGTCTTTCCTTCCATGAGCATGGTGGCCGCTCGGTCGGCGATAGCCTCAACGCGAGCTTGCGAAAGAATAAGGAAGCACCCGGTTGCCTGAGCCATGACCCTACGCGGCAGTCAAAGAGAAGGCCCGTCCCGTGACAAATAATGCAGAGGGGACGGGTGCCGCCCCGAAAGACCATGCCCGGACTGACAGGGTGCAGGCTTACTTTGCTCCGGGCCGGGGAAGTGTCAAGCCTGCTCTTGCGGCTCGTCCTGAGATTCTGCCGGGGCAATCACTTCGTCCGGCTTCCCGGTCAGCTTCCAAGCTAACGCCGGGAGGACGCAGATGACCTCGCAATCCCAGAAGTGGTTGTCCTTGTTGCCAATCTGCTCCCAGAATGGCTTACCGTTCGTGCCGATTGTCCGCTTCTCGGACTTCATCTGCTCCTTGTACTCGTCGGACACGTCGCGCGGAATCATGTGCTTGCCGCGCTTGATTAGCGAAGCGAGGACATCCTTCAGGCGGAGATTGGAGAAATAGAACCTCTTGACCCGCTTTGTCCCGACAGCTTCCACGACCGGGGCAGAGTAAGGGCGAAGCTCGGTCTTGATGCCGCCGGGTGTCTTGACCCGCCAAGAGAACTCATTGCGCTGGTCGCCACGTGTCGCCACCCACCCGTTGGCCGCGCAGGCCGCGAGGACTTCGTCTGGTTGGTAGCCTGAATCGATGAACACATTGGCAGGGTGGACTTGGTACTTGCGGTGAATCTCTGCAAGCTGTGACCAGCTGAAGCAGTATCCGCAGTCCACAAGCCGGGAGCGTCCGTCGCCAGACCAGCCACGGATAAGCCAATAGAACCCGCGCTTCTGCACGTCGACCCCCATGAACCTCATGCGGACAAAGTCAGGCTCGGTGCGTTGCTCAGGCGTGACTGCGTGGTAAGGGGTAGGGCGACCCTTGACGAACCCTCCCTCATGCTCCCAATCCGCGCCCATGGCGAAGTCGCCCGGCGCGGCATCCGTCTTAATCTCGTCGGGCTGTTCTTCAAACTTTTCTGCCAATCGCTTCTGGATGAAGATACGCAGAGGCTCTTCGTCGCCGTACTCCTCGATGAATTCCTTGGCCTTGATTAGCATTACGGCAAGCTCGCCCCAGCTCATCGTCGCGATGCTGTTCCAATGGAGTCCGATGTAGCTGGAATTGCTGGTCGGCTTCGTGCCTACGAACTTACCCTTTGAGTTGGCCTCAAGGCGCGTTGCGTTCGTGTCGGGAAGCTTCTCCTTGCACCCGGCACACTCATAGGTGGTGCCTTGTGCAACCTTGAGCAAGTCCCACTCGTCGTTGACCTTCGCACCATCGGGGAACTTTACCTGAGCCCAGACCCATGGCTGTATGTGGCCGCACTTCGGGCAACACATATTCCAATCCCTCATGTCGGTGGATTCGTGGAGCTGGTGGAACTCCTGCCCGTCCTGACCACCCTGCGACATGAAGATGCGCTTACCCATCCATCCGAACGCGGTCACTCGCGCACTCGCTTCGGCAAGGTGGCCTTGCGGAGCCATCCAGCACTCGTCCGCAATGACATAACGCAGGGAAAGGCGCTGAAGGTTGGTCTCGTTGTGGATGCCGCGACAGTAGATTGTCATGCGGTCAAAGTCCGAAGTCGTCGACCGCTCCATGTCGTCGTTCTTGAACTTGGCCTTCACGGGCGGACAGTTGTTCCAAACCGGGCGGAGGTAGCGGATGGAGAAGTCCTTCGCCTCGGCATCTGTGGCCTGAAGAACCATGGTCGGGCCGGGTTGATTCGCAATGACGTAGCAGGAAAACAACCGGGCGAGAAGGGACTTGCCGGACTGGATGCTGGCAAGGATTGTCAGGAGGCGCGTCTCGGGGTCAGCGGCTATCCTCAAGGCCTCGGCAATCCACGGGGTGCGCTCGGCTCTGAAAGGCCCGGGCATCGGCGAGTCGGGGATGGCGTTGACGTTCTCCTCAAGCCATTGGACAATATCGCCTGAGTAGGCAGGTTTGATGACGTTCTTGCCGACCTTGATAAGCTCCGCCTTATTCATCCTTGGAAAGCTCCGTACGAACCCTGAGCGACCAAGACTCAAGAGCCTTAACTGCTTTCGCCGGGTTCTCAGGGTTGCAGGCTTCGGCGACGTCCAGAGCCAGCTTGTCCAAGCGGTTGACGAAGTCACTCGCAAGCTTCCGCATGGCTTCAGTGGCATCCGAGGCCCGGATGTATTCCCGGTTCATCAGGGCAAGCCTGTCCGCTTCAGCCTTCAGCTTGGTGAGGGTGTTGACGGTCTTGTCGTATGAGGCGTAGAGCCGGGACTGTTGGGGGGAGCCTGACTTAACTGCCTTGATGTATTGGTTGCGCGAAATCTGCACAAGGATACGCTGTCGCTCTACGATAGAGTCGAAGGTCTCTAGCACAGTCTGTGGAGCCTTTTCTTCGACCTCCTCGGCGGGTTCCTCCCCCGGCGCGGTATCGAGCTTGTAATCGCCCGGTGCGATGCCCGTGGTCAGGTGGCGTTGCGCTCTCCACTTCTCTGCCTCCTCAACGCTGTCCAGAGGCATCCCTTCAGACACAAGCTGAGAGATGCGGCCCGGAGACAGCTCCCAGCGCTCCGCGAGGGTCTTTTGGCTGACGGCCATTAGGCAGTCTTGTTTCGCTTCTTCAGTTCGACTTCGGCTCGCTTTGCACGGATGCGGGAAATCTCATCTTTTGGCATCTCGCAGTTCCACATCTGCTGAAGGCTGTAGAAGACCACTGTGTATCTTACGGCATCCTCGGAAAGCTTCCTGATGGGAGTGACTCCGTGAAGGTAAGACTGTCCGTCAAACAATGTAAGACTGCCGTGCGTACACTTCAAACACAGGTCAAGCTCTGGCAGGGCAAGGTATCCCCCCTCGATGTTCTTCTTGAACGCGAACATGGCCGACCACACATTCTTGTAGTTCCCCGCGTCAAAGTGATACTTGAGCGGGTTATTGTGGTTGATGATGCCGCTCGTAAACATTGAGCTACCGATGCGATACCCGGCGAGGACTTTCTCCTCCGTCAGTTGGAGGTGCGTTTCGGCCAAGCTGGGGTTGTACGCATGGTAGTATTTCGCGGCAACCTCGGCGAATCGCTGAACCACATTGCTCTCGTCAGGTTGCTCGGCGGCGATGGACGCGGCCCGGCACGGGTGATTACGCACGACGTTACGCGGCGCGTATCCGAAGATGCGGCTCGTCGTTAGCAGTCCGTTGCTCCGGTAGTTCTTGGAGTAGTTGACCCGGCCTAAGGCCTCGACGAACTCACGCATGTCCTCGTCAACCTTGGCGATGTAGACCAGAACAATCTGGTCACCCAAGTAAACGATGGTGTTCTCGTCAATGAGGGTAGAGCCGTCCTCCGGCTTCGCGGAGCGCGACTTGTACTCCTTGAGGTTAATCTCCCTGAACTTGGCGTGTATTGACTTGATAGCCATTGGATTCAAGGAGATGGTTGATGACCTCTGCATTGTTTGCAAGGCCGAACTTGTCAGCGTAGTCAGCGAGCGCGTCAATGACCTGATTGTATTCCTCCATTCCGTAGACGAGGATAATCTGCCGGATGATGGACTTGTCGTAACCTTCCTTGCGCTCCTTGATGCTTTGACCGCGCTCCTCGCCCGTCGAGGTCAGTTGCTCCACGTCACCGACATCCGTGATGAGGTAGCCAAGGTCACTTTCGTCGAAGCCGATGAGAGACAGGTCGATTTCCCCGGCTTCCTGAATGGCAAGGAGTTCAGCCTTGAGCATCTCCGAGTCCCACCCGGCGTTGAGGGCAAGCTTGTTGTCAGCAAGCACATAGGCGCGAATCTGCGAGGGAGTTAGATGCCTGAGTGTGATAGTCGGCACGTCAGTCATGCCTAGTTTAGTTGCGGCCGCAAGTCGACCATGCCCGGCGATGACAGTTAAATCTTCTTGGATGAGGATGGGGTTGTTAAACCCAAACTCCTCGATGCTTTTGGCAAGCTGTGCGACTTGCTCGTCGGAGTGCGTTCGCGCATTCTTTTCATAGGGTCTGAGCGACGCGACTGCCATCATTTTGATTTCATTTTGCTGTGTCATGACGTGGTGGAGTTTAGGATTTGGATTTTTTGCTAAAATTGTGCGAATTTCGGGCAGACGCGCACTCTGCGGAGTCCCCCGGGGGAGGGGTAAAAAGATTCCTTACCGGGGGAGGGTTGGCGATTGAGGCAAATTGCGTAAAATGGACGAAATACGCATATTGTTCACTTCATCCTCGGGCCGCATGAATCGAGACGGCTCAAGCCCGAGGCGCCGGAGGAGCTTGCGGCAACGCAGAGAGACAGCCGCTCGCGAGAGACGATGTCGTTTGGCGAGGACGGTCATTTTGGGTGGCTTGCCTTCGCCGACCACGATGCGGATTATGTCCGCATGAAGACGCATCGCTGGGTCAGTAGACTCATCGAGTCCTTCAAGCAGGAAGTGGAGAGTGGCTCTTAGGCGTAAGGAGGCAAGGTCGAGCTGTTCAAGGCGAGGGTCTACACAGCCCATGGCATCCTCGTTAGCTTGCACCTCGGCGATGGTAGGGTTGGACTGCTCCCGGCCCAGAGCGAAAGAGCCGACGCGCTGGATGACCCGGTTGAAGGACTCTTCCTCGTTACGCTGGAAATCGAAGTGATTGCCATTGAGGTTAGAGCGACTGTCCTCGGCGACGTTATTCATAGGGTCGTCTGCCCGGAACGCGCCT